TCTAGATTCTGAAAGTGAGAAAATCCTGTGCTACGACTTATTTTCCCAAAGATATTTTACATCTACTATGTCTTCGGTTTTAAATGCTCAATACCATGTAAACAGGAATTTTGCTTTGCGTGGTTGGTCCAACTTAAATGAGCTTTATGATTTTCTAGGATTAGAGAAACATCGTGGCGGAGATTTGATTGGATGGTCATATGATGAGATGTTGGAATCTGGTTTAACACCATGGATAGAATTTGAAAATCGTCTTGTAAAAATGGATGATGGATTGGAGTGTTATATCATATCGACACTTTTTGAACCGACAGTTTTAGATTCGGATTATAACTAAATACGCTAAAATTACAACCACTATTATGAAAGGAGGTAATTGCTTTATGAACAGTAAATTAATTAAAATCCTCGGTATTGCAGCAACTGCAATCGGAATGGGAGCAACGCTCGTAACCGATTGGGTTAATGACAAGAAGATGGATGAAAAGATTGAGCAAAAAGTAATTGAAGCGCTTACCAAAATAAATGAAAGGGAGTCCTAACAAGGACTCTTTTTCTTTGTTAGAAAGGAGGGAGGCGATCAGAATCTGTAATCAGGAAATGTGCGATATGGCAATATCAATAATTAGTAAGTATGTAGACGAGCATTTATGTGCTACTGATTATCTCGGACGAATTAATCCGAAAGAAACAAAAGAATACTTAGAAGATCTTAGTTATGCGAGATGGGCGGCTTATGAAATCATAGATCGTCTTAATACCGAGGCCGAGCGTCTCCCTTCTCATATAACTGGATCTTTACGGGAACCTGTACCACCAGTTGATATTATTGCAGGATTTATGGATGACATGGAGTGTTATATATACGATGGTTGTAGCGAGAAACACGAGCGTATATTTACCATTGCCAAAGATGTTGCAGATGATATCATTCTGTTATTTTTGTAAACTATTAATTTTGAAAGGAGAAAAATCATGAAGATATTAAGAATGAGAGAAATTGAAGTTAAGAATATTCGGATTGGCGATCAGATAGTCATTCCATTGGTTGGGTTCGGTGAATTTACAGCAACCGCACAGAAAATCACAGACAAAGGCACGTTGTTTTTATTTGATGATTGTGTCGCAAGGCAACCTATGAATAAGAAATCAACCAACAAAGGTGGTTTTGAGAAAAGTGATCTTAAGAAATGGATTGACAATATTTTATTACCTGCATTTCCAGACAACTTGAGAAGCAGAATTGAAAATTTAACGATCCCAACATATGGACAAATATTTGGTCACGATGATTGGTGGAACGATGTATTAGAACCAGACAATGATGAGCAGTTCCCTCTTATGACTAAAAGAAAGAATCGCATTGCGGATTTCGAGAATGATTACGAATGGTATTGGTTGCAAAATGCGACTAAAAAAGAACTGTTTGGGGCTGATTTCGCTATTGTGAACTTCAATGGTATTGCGATCTATTACGATGCGTCGGACTCTTTTGGAGTTCGACCGGTATTCTTGTTGGTTGATTAAATCTCCGCCCTTGTGGACGGTTTATTTATTTGAAAGGAAAGGAAAAAAATCAAAATGAATAAGTCAAATTTATCTAAAATTGTTAAGGGAATACGAACGTCAATAAGTAAACACAGTCCAGAGATATTAACTGGCATCGGTATCGCTGGAATGATTACAACAACAATCATGGCGGTTAGAGCCACCCCTAAAGCTCTTATTCTTATCGAAGAAAAAAAAGAAGAAATCGATGTGGATAAACTTACGCCAATTGAATTAATTAAAACGACCTGGACATGTTATATTCCTGCTGCTATAACCGGAGGTTTATCCATAATATGCCTGATTGGGGCAAGCTCTGTAAATACTAGAAGAAATATGGCTCTTGCTACAGCCTACACTCTTTCAGAATCAGCTCTCAAAGAGTACCAGGAAAAAGTCATAGAGACGATCGGTGAGAAGAAGGAACAATCTGTAAGGGATTCGATCGCCAAGGACCGAATTAAACGCGACCCCGTTACTAGTAAAGAAGTCATCATTACCGAAAGAGGTAATACTCTCTGCTATGATGTTATTTCTGGGCGATATTTCAAATCGGATATCGACAAATTAAAAAAGGTAGAGAATGAACTTAATAGACGGATGAGAGATGAAATGTATATTTCTCTTAACGAGTTCTATTATGAAATCGGTCTTAAACCGATCGGTATCGGTGATGATCTTGGATGGAATATTGATCACGGATATATAGAGTTGAGTTTCAGTTCGCAGTTGGCGGATGAAGGAACACCTTGTCTTGTGATTGATTATCGAGTCGCACCTAGATACGAATACAACAGGTAACTTTTGGTACGCGAAAAAAACAAGTTCTTTAATGGAGAACATATAAACTATATTTGAAAGGAGAAGATAAGATGGATACTAACGAAATCATGGTAAACGAAGAGATTATTGAAACGACTGAGGGAATCGCAACAGCGGGTTCTGGAAAGGTTTTTAAGGTGGTGGCAGGTGTCGGTTTGACAGTTCTTGGAGGCTTTGTAGCTTACAAGTATGTAATCAAACCGGTAATAGCTAAAATCAAAGCCAAGAAGGAACAGCAGATGATTAACGCAGGAGTTTATGATTTTGACGATGCCGAAATCGATGAGTAACTTGATGTACCTAAGTAAATAGGAACAGAGTTCTAGCGAGGGAGAGTACCTTTAACAGGGTGCTTTCCCTTTTTCTTTTTGAGACTTGTGTTTTCTAATCGTTGGAAGGCTTCTACGTATGCTGTATCTGAGAAAAAGGCGAAGAGTAATCTTGCCTACCAATATAAGAAAAAGAACAATTCGTTCTAGTTCAATGAAAGGAGCAAACGTGATGGAGGAATACAAGCCAAATTCCCATAAATATAAGGAGGATCAAAAGAGGTCTACACTAGAGAAAAAAAAAGTAGAGAAAGTGATTGCTGGGACGGTAAAATCTAAGAAAAAAAGCGAGATTCGGAAGTTTACGGACGTATTCATCTCAGAGGATATCGATAACGTAAAATCTTATATTTTACTAGACGTATTGATTCCCGCAATCAAAAAAGCAATTTCAGATATTGTTACAAATGGTATTGACATGATACTTTACGGAGAAACAGGTAAGACAAAGAGTTATTCCACTGCCTCTAAGATATCTTACAGGAGTTACTACGATGGAAGAAATGGTCGAAGAGATTATAGCACGATTCGTACGAAAATCGGTTATAACTATGACGATATCATCTTGGATAATCGAGGAGAAGCCGAAGACGTCCTATTAAGAATGGACGAGTTGATTTCTACTTATGGTTTGGTTAGCGTAGCAGATTGGTATGATTTGGTCGGCATAACAGGAAATTATACAGATAATAAATATGGATGGACCGATATTCGAAGTGCATCTGTAATTAGAGTACGAGATGGCTACATGCTTAAACTACCCAAAGCCCTTCCGCTAGATTAGGAGGATTGTTATGAAAGGATATTTGACTTCATATGGATACATGGGTTTTGTTGCTGGGCGTTGGATATTATTCGCAACGGAATCCGAGTATTACGAATATTTGAATGAGGAGAGATAAAATGACAAGAGCAGAAACTCTAGATAGAGCCAAACAATGCGTATGCGGCCAGCGTGAAAATGAATACGGCTCCCCCGAAGATAATTTTCAGTCGATAGCCGCTTTATGGTCGGTGTATAAAAATACTGATTTCACAGCAATCGACGTAGCTATGATGATGGCATTACTTAAGATCGCTAGAATTAAGACCGGAACAGCAACCGAAGACAGCTTCGTGGATTTGGCCGGTTATGCGGCCTGCGGCGCAGAAATTGCATCTAATACTAATAAAGAAAAGGAGATTATCTGATTATGAAAAAAACAGAACTTATGACGACTGTAAGCAGTTCATTTAACAAGATTGGTTTTAAGCTCAAAAAACATAGCCCTGAAATTCTCGTAGTAGCCGGTGTAGTCGGAATTGTTGTAAGTGCAGTTATGGCTTGTAAAGCTACTACTAAAGTGAGTGATATTTTAGAAAAGGCTAAAGAAGATATCAATTCTATTCATGATTGTGCGGCCAATGAGGAGTTCGTAGAGAAATACACTCCAGAAGACGTTAAGAAAGATTTGACCATTGTTTATGTTCAGACTGGTATTAAGCTTGCTAAACTTTATACTCCAGCAGTAGCTCTTGGAGCTCTGTCTATTGGAAGCATACTAGCATCGAACAACATTCTTCGTAAAAGAAATATAGCTCTCGCAGCCGCCTATGCTACGATCGATAAAGGTTTCAAACAGTATAGAAATCGAGTTGTGGAGCGTTTTGGCGAAGAAGTCGACCGCGAACTGAGGCATGGTATCAAGGCAAAGAAGATTGAAAAGGTTATAGTCGGCGAAGATGGTAAGGAAAAAAAAGTTAAAGAGACCGTCAATGTTATAGAAAGAGACTCGTTGAGTGATTATTCTTTCTTCTTTGATGAGTCCAATCCTTATTGGGAAAAAGACGGAAACTATAATCGAATGTTTCTTCTAGCTCAGCAGCAATATGCTAACGATAAACTTAGAGCCAATGGATATTTGTTCTTGAATGATGTACTCGATAGTCTTGGTATTCCTAGAACTAAAGGCGGTCAAATTGGTGGGTGGATATATAATCCCGATAACCCTAATGGTGATAATTACGTTGATTTCGGAATTTACGAAACCTACCGAAGGGATGAAGAAGCTTTCGTAAAGGATAAAGCTATGCGTGAAAGATTTGGAAAAGAAATATACGAACGAGTAGTCCTTCTCGACGTCAACGGAGATGGAAACAGGTTGGATCGGATATAATGAGTGCATCAAAAATAAAAAAAAAAAAAAAAAAAAAAAACAAAGCCTCCCCTTTGTTTTTTGTAAAAGGTTTTAGGGGGTTTTTTTTAATTTTAAGAAAAATTTTTTTGAGAAAATTAATAAGGGTAATTTTATTTTTTTTGGGGGGGGTTTT